CCACGTAGCCGCGGGTGATGTCGCGGCCGTCGCGGGTGGTGGCGATTTCGTTTTGTTCCGGCTTGGCCGGTGCTGTTTTGCTTTCGTCCATAGTTTTCTACCCTCACCCTAACCCTCTCCCTGCAAGGGAGAGGGGATGGTTTACATAAACCCGGCCATGCCGCCGGATGCGGCGACACGCTGGCCGGTTGACTGGAATTCGATCGGGCCCGACGGGTTATGCGCCGCATGCACCCCCAACCCCAGCGCCCAGAACCTGTCCGCGTGTCCATCGCTAGAACGCTCTGCTGTGAAGCGGATGTTCCCGGCAGCCGTAGTCACCTTGGTCACCGAGCGTAGATCGGCGCGCACCTCCGGGCTGTACGGGATACGCAGCTTCTTGTCCTGCATCTTGCCGCGCACGGGATAGGCCAGCGCCTCTTTGACTGGCCCGGTAAAGTTCACGCCTTCGACCCTGTACTCGCCGAAATTTCTCTGCGCGTCATCCGTCCAGCCGATACCCAACCCCGTCTTGTCGATGCAGGTGCGCTGCATCAGCGCCATGATCGGCCACAGCACCTTTTCCTGATCCGGCTTGGACATGTTGCGCAGCGTGATGATCCTGCGGGTATACAACACATCACCCAGCAGCTCGAACACCCACAACACCGTCAAATCCTTGGTGCGGCCAATATCCAGCCCGGCATACAACCTGCCGCGCGCGGCCACCAGCTGGTCGTAGGAATACTCCCAATCCTCTCCGGCGTTGTATTCGCAGGACGCGATCAGGTCGTATTCCAGAAATGCCGCGTCGTCGTCGGCGGGCTGGCACATATACTCCTGCAGGAAGCTCTCTTCATCGGCACAGCCGGAGCGGATGAAGTCGAAATAACCAGCCTCGTCCATTTCCTGGACTTCATGGTCTACCGGAAGCGACTGCTGCAGCTTGTAGAGGAATCCTTCGTCCAGCGCGTCCTGCAAGGTCACCCGGTGCAGGCTGATCTTCTTCGGATTGTTGTTCTCGCGAATTTCGCGGATTAGCTGGTTGAAAAAATTATGTGAACCGCGATGCGTTGAAATCAACTCCATCGAACCGCCCCAGGTGATGCCCGGATACGCGATAGACCACAGCTTGCGCGGGTCGGCATGCAGCGCGAATTCGTCCAGCACGCGCCCGCCGCGCTTGCCCGCCTGCGCGTCCGGGTTAGAACTCATCGAGTGGATGCGCCGCCCGTTGGCGAAATTCAAAACGTAGGCGGATATCTTCTTTTCTTCGTCGATGACCCGCTCGCCCAAATCCTCCGCGACCATGTGCATGACGCTTGCAAAGCGCTTGCAGTCCTCGATAAACAGCCGCGCTTGCAGATCGTCGCGGCTGGACACCCACTGATCCCATTTCGCGCCCGACTCGGCGGTGCGCTCGACAGCGGCGTAGGCAGTCGCCCAGGAATAGCCGATCTGCCGGGATTTCTCGCCCAGCTTCAAGCGGCTGCGATCCGTGATCCAGCGCGCTTGGTACGGCAGGAAAATCGCGTCCGGGTTGGCCGGAATTATTTTAGACGCCCCCATCAGCCGATATCCCAAGCTTTGCGCGCATTTTTGCGACCATGTCCGGCGAAGCCCCGGCAGCCTTGGCCGCCCCCACCGCCTTGGCGCGTTCATCGGCGCGGATTTTCTCGCCCTCTTCGCGCTGCCACTTCTCATAAGAAACTTTCAGCCTGCCCAAATCCGCCAACGCCCGCGCCGCCGTGGACAGCAGCTTCACCGCTTCGGCGGGATCGGATTCCACCTTGCGCAGCGCCATCGAGATGCGCAATAGTTGATCCTGCAACATCGTGCTGGCCGCGTCCAGCAGCGAGCCGTTATCGTCGGCGTTGCCGCTGGCGCGCATTGCCTTCGCCAGCTCGATGGAGCGGCGCGCATCCTGCATCGCCTCGTCGAACTCTTCCTCCAGGTCGGAGCCGAAGCGGTGCAGCGCGCTGCGGCTGATGGCATAACCTTTTTCGGCGAGCCATTCCGAAAGCGCGGTATAACCGCCGAACGCGTTCTGGATAATCAGCGCGGACAGTTCGTCGCGGATTTCCGGGGGCAATTTATTTACTGCGGATCGGCGCGCCATATCACTCGCCCGGCCTCGGCGCGGCCACGCCCGGATTGCGGCTGATGCCGGAAGACACCTCCAGCCCGGCGCCGGTCAGCGTGGCCAGCAGGATGCCGCCCGGACGCTGCAACACCAGCAGCCCCTGGTCTTCCAGCCAGGTCAATTCCGTGCGCACCCTGTCGCGGGCAAGCGCGTGCCCGAACTTGCCAGACAGTTCAGATTGCAGCGCCACTTCGTTGCCCGTATAGGCTGGCTTCGCGGCCAGCAGTTGCAGCAGGCGCAGGCGCGCGTCGCGCGTCACTTCTTCGGCGTAATTCATTGTTTACCTCCATTGAGTAAATATCGGTGCAATGTTTCCAAAAGGTTGCGCACGCCCGAGAATTCGCCGGTCAGCAGGCTGATGTCATGGCCTACGCCGTTTATTTTTTCGTGCAAGGCGGACAAATCGTCGTGCGTCGGGGACTTTTTCGCGTTGGCTTCGAGGTAGGAAATGCGCTCGTTGTAATGCGGCGCTTTGCCTTCGAGGTCTTCCTCCATCCTCTTGAAACGCTCGTCCATCGTGAATTCGCGCTGCCTGCGCATTTCGTCCTGCACCGCGAAGCGCGCATCCAGCCCGTCCTTAAACTGCTTGGCCAGCACCTTGCCGAACGCCCAGGTCATCGTGGCGAACGCGACGATAATCGCCGCGATGCCGCCCATCAGTTGCCACAACTCAATTTGAAGCATATCGGCCTTTCTTTTTTATCTCGTTCATTCCCTGACACCCCACACAAATCTGCACGCCCGGCACCGCCTTGCGCCGCGCTGCCGGTATGCGCGCGCCGCATTCGCACACCTTGGCCGACGCTTTGGTCGGCGCTGGCAGGATGGCCTGCTTCTGGCGGCGCTCCCATTCCTCAAGCTCCAATTCCTGCGCGCGGTCTTCCGGTTTCACTTGCTACATTCCGCCAGCTTGCTCAACTGATCCCGGCATTGCGCGTAAAGCTCCATCGCCTCGATGTGGTTGCGCAGCAGATCCTTCAGGCTGCCAGACGCTGCGGGCGGCGGCAGCGGGCAGGGTGTAGTCAGGTTCGCCGGGCATGGGCGCGGCTGCGCCGGCGTTGGCGGCGTTCCAGAGGCGCAGGCCGTCAGCATCGAGGCCGCAATCAACGCTGCCACGCGTATCGATATAAACATTCACCTTCTCCTTGATCGTCCGGTACACCACGCGGATCGTTTCCCGCGTCACCTCGCGCGCAGACCCCAGCGCTTCGCGGCGCGTCGATTCCTTGTCCGCCGCCGCTATCCCGGCGCGGGTGCGCTGCAGCTCCTGCGCATCGCGCCGGTCGGATTCGCGCGACAAGCCCTGCACGTAGCCGAAGCCGATGCAGGCCAGCGCCAGCAGCACGACGGCGAGGATGCGGTACGGGGTAGGGATCAGACGGAGCACTTAATACTCCCGCCCCAGCCCGCGTAGATCGGCTGCCAGCGTGTCAGGATCACGCGCGGGTAGCCCCGGTTCTCGGCGAAGTTTGCCGCGCTGCGCCCGGCATTAAACCGCTCGACGTGGCCGAACCATCGCCCACGATCCGCGCCTTGCCGTGCCGTTAATTTCTGGTCGCGATACACCCAGCCCAGCCCGCCGTTGTAGGCGGCCAGCGACATCGCCATGCGCTCGCACGCATCGGCTGCCTGCACGCGATCCCACAACCAGCGGTCGTAGGTCACCAGCGCGCGCAGCGCCCAGCCGGGGTTGTAGGGTTGCGCCTCGCCCCAGCGGTACGCGCCGGAGATCCACACGGACGTGCCCGGCATGAATTGCGCCATGCCCTGCGCGCCCACCGGGCTATTCGCATCGGCGCGCCAGCGGCTTTCCTGGTGGATCTGTGCGGCGAAGGTGGCGACCGGCGCATCCATGCCCCACACGGCGCGCGCGTGGCGCGTCAAATCGCGCTGGTGGCGCAGCGCGTCGCGTGGGACCTTGGCGGCCCCTGCATGCACATCCCGCGCGCAGAACAACAACAAGGCCAGCGCGGCAATGGCGGCACACAGCGCCGCCACAAGCCTATCTCCTTTGGTGAGGCGCGTCATCCGCTACATCCCCAGGCTCACCGCCAGCATCGCGCAGCCGACGATAATGGCGCGGCGCAGCATGGCGGCCGCGATGATCATGTCGTAGGGCTGGATGCTGGGGTTATCAGGGCGGGCGTAGGGAAACAGCGAGCGGTCGATCCAGTAGCCGGCCACCGCCGCCATCGTGATCAGCGACAGCTTGTACAGCGACACCGGCAGTTGCTGCGGCGCCAGCAGCCCAATCAAAGCGAGCAGGACAAGCGTGACCAGCAGCCAGTCGAACATGCGTGGCAATCTATTTTTTGGCATTTTTTTTCACCCAGGATGAAGGTGTCAGCAGGCAGGATGAGCGCCGGTGCGAGTATTGCCATACGTCGCGGTATTCGCATTCGCCGTGATCCGGCATGCGATAGTCGCCGCACTGCGTCCATCTGGCGCAGGTGCCGCAGACAGGTTTCTCTGTGAGATCGGCGAGATTCATGCCGCCCCCAACCGGCATAATTGACATCGAGCCATTTCTGTTCCAGTTAGCCCAAGCGCAAACCGCAATGGCGATGACAGGCCGGAAGGATGAATCGAAAATGTTGGGCGAGTTTGCGCAGACGTTCCGCGAGTAGGCGGATTGCCCCATTTGCCCGCAAAGTCCTGCCAGAACTGCATGCGATCTTGATTGGTGTCCATGCCGCGAATTTACGCGCGCGCGGGAGGGGGGTTAATGCGGAAGGGGTTCCGGTAGGAATATCGGAACAGAAAGGTTTATCGTTGTTGCTAAGGAGGCAGCATGGACGACGATCTGGAGAGACTTGCAGGGAATACTGGATGGCGCGGGATTTATGACTTATCAGGATCTGTGCGACCGCCTCGAATCAATCGGAGTTGCGGCGGTTTCTTCCCGGGCTTTATTTTACCGAGCAGGATCGCAGTGGCGCGCAGAGCACCCCACTGTGCAATCGCCGCACCAGCCAAAGCGCTGAGAGCAGAAACAACCACGACCATGAAGGAGAGAAAATGCCAAACACCGAAGAGACTATTGATCGGCTCGAAATGAAGATAAAAGAACGGATCAAGAGGGGCGGCTCGGCTATTTGTCGGGCATTGCGGCGTACATATCGGAAGCCAGGCCAAACAGCTTATCAAGCTCGGCATTCGCTTCGGCCTCGATCTGCCCAATCTTGCCGCCGACTTCGATAGCATCAACCTCTTGGCAGCTCGAAGCGATATCTTGAATGAGCGCCCCATGAATATCTTTAAGCTTGTGGATTCCACCATGCGTAACAGCTTCGCGCGCCAGCAAAATGGCTATCACCAACCGCTGCGCCAAAAGCTGGCCGCGAAGTTTTATCTCTGTTTTTTCGGAATCGTTCATAGCTTTCTCCTTTAGTTAAAAACCCCGTTCACCCTGAGCCTGTCGAAGGGTCACGCCGCCCGGCCTTTCTTCGCGCCCGTCACCTGTTGCGCCAGACAAGACACCGTTGTCTTGACCGCGTTTTTGCCCTCGACCGAACAGTGGCGGTAGTTGTCCAGCAGCGCGGCCTCGTCGGGTTTGAGCGCGGGGGCGGGCGCAGACGAAACGCCGCGCTGACCGGTGAATAAATAGGCCATATCGAAGTCCGACTTGGCTAGACACAAAAGAACCTCGCCGCCAGGCATCGCCCCTCGTTCGTACTTACCCCACATTTCGCGACTTACCCCCGCCGCCGCGCCAGCCGTCGCTTGGCTTAAACCCAAGCGTTCGCGCTCTTCACGCAGCCTTTCGCCAAACAGAGAAATAGAGTTCACAAAATACCTCTTGACAATGAGAACTTGAGTTCCCATAATTCACCACATCAAAAACAAATCATCTTTGCATCATGGCTGAGTCACAAAAAACCATCGAGCCGGTTACGCCCCCGCCCCACGGTCTGCACCGTGACCCCGGCGCTTTCGACGCGCTCCAGAATCCGCGCCTTGCAGCGGTGGCAGGCGTGCACCCGGTGGCTTCCATCCCATCCAGCGAACTGCAAGATCGACTTATGGCTCGCGTCATAGCACTGGCAGCAAAGCCAGTGTGTTGGCTGGGGGGCACCGGAGGGCCGCTCTTTTTCATCGCTAGCCGCTTGCAAGACATAGGCGAACGCACCCGTAGCCACTTCGGCAAGGCGGTAGTTAGCGCGCTCCTCTTTCCACTCTATAAGGCGAGCAATCTCTGCTTCGAGGTCTCTTATTTTCTGGCGGTACGCCACGGTTTCATCACTCAGCGCCGCTGTCTGCGCTTGCAGGCCAAATATCCGTTCTTGCGCCGCGATCATCTTTTCGTTCATCGCGATCAAAACATCATTGACCCTGTTGAAGGCGTTGGCATCCAGCGCGGTGCCGAGCATATCCCTGACCGTTTTGACGCTGCTCATTGCAGACATTAATTCAGTAATCACAACGCCTCCATAAAAAAATGCGAAAGGACAACACCATGTCAGCCGATCAAGTTAAGCGCCACTTCCAACAGCGCGGCATCACCTT